TCAGACAATCTCTTCTCTAACTGTTGTATCATCTGAGCAGCAGTTTGGAAGTCAGCGGTCTTACCAACTTGGACTACACCGATGTCATCAGGTCTACCCTGAATGATTGCACCGTTGCCTGCTTGTGCAAGTGTCTGTGGTTTCGTACTTGAACTTGGACTGACAGTAAACACCACCTTAGCGGCTGCTGCAGAGCCCTCTACCAGTGCTTGACTGAGTGCCTCTAGGGATTTAATGTCTCCGATAAACTCTTCGACACGGCCCCTTCCATAAGCCTCTCCGTCAACTGTATTAAATCTCAGGGGAAGCCAAGGAGTAGCACTAAGTGGTGACTTACCTTGTGACTTAGGAATGATCTTGTCATAAACTTCTTGGTGCCATACGACTTTGTTACCATAGACTTTTACGTGGGTGTATACATCACAGTTCTCTGTCTTATCTTCACCGTAGTCAGTACTTTTATTCTTGTCTAAGTCTGGTACTAACTCTTGTATTAATTTTTTATTAATTCTTTCTTTAGTAATAATTTCAATAACGTTACCGTTACCGTCTCTATCTAATACATATCTACTAAGAGGGAATAGTTTAAGATTTTTTTTCCCCATAAATACGAGAGCATTACCTGCTACAACCAAGTGTTTCATCGCTTGGTGTACTACAACCCTGTCAGAAGATGCAGCAATTTGTTCAAGTATTGTACGTTCTATTTTAGCAAAGGCTAAGTCTAGTTCAGACTTAACCTCTGGACCGTAGTCACCTAACTTACCTTCATCTACTTGTAGTTTAAAGAAACTAGTCTGTGGTGGTAGTAGACTAAGCATTAGTTTAGCTGACAGTGTAACAACTCCTTTAGCTCCTACTGATTGCCAAGGTGTTTTAAGATTACGCATACCTTGTATGTGTTCATCTTGATGAATCAAGTAAGGTATAGTTAATCTTGATGCTTCTTCAGCTACATTTAAGTATTGAGCACGTTCACTTGATAGTGTATCGTATCTTGATTTAGCGTTTATCATGCTGTGTTCAATGTGTTTGATGCTTGTGATCCTGATCCACCACCACCACCTTTAATGTTCATAGCCGGTGTGGTGTCTCCTGTAAACTTGGCACCTCTTCCGAAGTAACCTTTAGTACCACGTTTACCTCCTTCAGCAAACTTAGTACCCTTCTTAATCCTCATACCTTGAGCTGATCTACCAGTAGTAGCGTAGTCTTTACCAGCTCTAATCTTTGGTGTAGGCATGTTGGCCATTAACTCTTCAGCAGTAGGGATGTTTGCTATTCTTTCCTGCCACATCTGTTCCTCTACTGACTCTTCTTCTTCTTGTTGGGATGCATAGTGATCCTTCAACCACTGTGCAGCTTCAGGTGTGAAACCTCCTTCCCAACCACCACCTCTACCTACAGGTGAGCCACCTATACCCATACCTTGACTGGCAATATAATCTGGTGTCTGACCTCTACCAACCCAGTACTGTGCAGCAGCTAGGTTATGCAAACCTCTACCACCAATTAGACTGGCTCCGTGTTGGGCTGCGGACATCCAAGGTCTAGCGCCACCACCTATCTCAAGGCTACCAACCTGAGGTGCAAATCTAGTTATCTGTTGATCAGTCCAGCCCTTGCTACGCATGGTTTTCCAGTCATCGCGCCAAAGTCTATGTCGTTGGTTTGCGTCATCCCATTCCAAATCCTGTATAAATCTTCCTAATGCCATAATTAATCACCTCTAAATTTTGTTTGTTTAAGCTAATATTGGGTTTGATCCTGAATCTCCACTTAAATTGACACGTTTCAAGTCAGGAGGTACTGCATAACTAACATCACTTGTCCATGTCTTAGATAGGTTCCACTTATAGTTAGTTGCTAGTTCCTTAGCTTCTGGTGGTGGTCTGTCTAAACCATAGTGAGCGAAGATATTATTATCTTCTCTAATAATACCATAGTCTGCAGCTGATGGACCTCTACGAATGATGGGTGCGTCTTGTCGTTTAAACTTTTTAATTAAATCTTCACCAGCACCAGTCCAATCATTAAATCTTTCAATCCATTTCTGGTCAGTGATTCCCCAGAAGCGTTGCTCCTCCTCATCATCACCACCCAGCACAGCATAAGCAATCGTACCCATTCCCATTCCACCCATTGGAATACCACCGAAGGGGCCTCTGGTACCACCACTACCTTGAGGTTGTGCAGTCATTTGGATATCACTTATATCATAACCATTCTCCTCAGCCCAAGCTACAGCATCAGCGTAGTTATCAAAGTTTTCGGTTGTTGTTTGCGTCCGATTACCTATCGTAAATGGATTATAACCAGCAACCCCGGCAATACTGCTTTCATATGCATCACGACGAAACGGACCAGTATCCCTAACTCGTACACTATGTGGTTGGTTTTCTATAGGACCAATCTCTTCGTTGAATTGAGCTACTAAAGTATCCCAATCGTAACCTTCATACTCAGCCATAGCTTGATAGAAAGGGTTCTCCATTACATCCCAAGCACGTATACTTGAGTCAGATATACTACCTCTATGTTCTCGGTAGGCATCATAAGTTAGTCCTCTATCTTGTAGGACTGCTGTACCAGGATCCATTATTTGAAATGGAACCATACCTCTATCGTCAGCAAGAGGACTTTGAGGATTCCATACACTTGTTGGCCAATTAGTAGCCATTACTTCTCTTCCTCCATTCTTTTAATTAACCATTGAATTACTGATTGCTGTCCAGCATTGTACATTATTTGTGAGTGTGTATCTGTAGGGATAGCATTCACTGGTGGAAAAACCTCCTGAAGTTCATCCAGGAGGTGATGATTTAATTGAGGACCATAAATAGCCTCAAGCATATTGTGGGAGGTTGACATTGCTATGTTCAAAGAAAGCTGGCATACGTGCCCTCTGTGTGTCGGAAAGCTCTGGAGCCTTACCTTCATACATTAAGCGATCACTTGTATCCAGCCAGAATTTTTTGTCCAAATACTTATCGTAGGTATTTACACCTAGAGGTTCCATAATCCAATTAATGGTGGCCTTCCTAAGCTTATCCAGACTTGGACTAGGAGATAAGCCCATATCTCTACATACAAGAGAGTTAGCGGCCACATGAATCTGTTCATCGCGTGAAATATCTGCACTTACGGTGCGTAAACCAGCATCACCACAAAACCTAAAGAAGGGTAGTAGAACGAAGAAAATCGCACGTTCGGCCACCAATGCCTTGAGGATTGTGTGATCTGGATGGCTTTCCCAAGCGTCTCGGAGTCTAAGAGCTTCGGCTTCAGCTTTTTCATTAGTTCCCAAAGCATTGGCGATGTAACCCAAAGCCAAATCATGGTTCTCTTCATCGGTAACATTCGATTCGAGAAGTTCTTGGGCAAGTGGTGGTACCTCACCCTTAAGAGCATCTTGAATGAATTCACCGACTGGTAACTCCATATGACGGATTGAGAGAGCGCGGTAGATGGTCTCTTCACTTCCTTCCTTTAGTTTTCCTGCGGTGGTTTGTACGGGGGACCACTTCCGCTTACGGTCCATTAGTTGTTGATAGGGATGTTTCCTCATTACTCTTGACAATCACAGTTTACTGGTTCTTTTAGTAAGTCCTGCAAGTAGTCGTTGATGTCAGTCTGATCTAATGCTGCATATGCATCGGTCTTATCCTGTGTATCTCCCATTACTTGTAGACTATAGTAAAGGGAGGTCTGGGGCGATGCCAGCCACTCTTCCACAAACTGTTCGTTGTAGGTTACTACATCACTCCAAGAGTTGAAGCTGTATCCGTGAAGAAGTCCCGTATTATTTAACATTTTCATCAGTTGATCAGTCACCTTCTTATAGGCATCCCAACCAACTTCACTAGCTATTTCTACCTCGCCGTAGTCATAACTCTCGACACCGAAGGTGCCGCTATCTCTGTCTACCTTCCTTGCAATTGGTGGTGCAATTTCAGGTGTGGCTGTAAAGCCATCTTTATCTACTGATCTGTATGAGCAGCTAGCAGTAGGTGCTATGCAGAATGCTCGTTCCATCTTATTCCACTTAGCTACTTGTGCAGCTGAGTTGATTGCATTACGTAGATGTAATGCTGCAGTCCAAGCTCTTGGATTACTCTCTCCTACAGTGCTCATATTCAGTTGCTCTAAAGCATTACCGAATTCAGCGTAGGTTATATCGTTCCTTCGTAGGAAGTTGGCGAGTCCGAGCATTCCCAATCCAACCTGTCGGTCTGTCTCCGAGGGAAGGTATTCTCCAGATTCTCCAACACCTGTTCGGCCATGAAGATCGCACAGTTGGGACATACCGTCAAAGAAAGCCTTGTTGAGGTCTTCGATTTCACAGGCGCCGAGATTGACATGCTGTAAGAGGCATGTTCCTCGTGAGGGCAAGTATACCTCAAGACAGACATTTCCATAGATTCTTTCACCTTTCTTAGTTGGTTGTACTTTATTTTTAGTGTATTTTATTTTGTTGAGCCAGATGTCTCCGCTCTTAATTCCGTATAACAGAGACTCTCTAACTTCGTTACTTGTGTCGTCCCACATTTCGGTATCGAGATCGACACATCGCTTGACCCACGGGAGTTCGGCTCTAGGGGTAGTAATAAAATCAAGTATGTCAGCATGGTCGAGATCGCAATGAAGGACGCAAGCGCCATTTTTGTAGACCCCGCCGCGTCGTAAAGTTTCATTTAATGTTGAGTAGATTTTACCGAATGATACAGGGCCAGAAGCCGTAAGACCCTTTCCGTTTTCACTTCCTTTGGGTCGGAGCTTTGATAGATGAACTGCAACTCCCGCTCCATATCTGAGAGCATGAGAGACGAATCTCCAGCTGTTTTCGATGCTGTCATGTCCTTCG